TTAACCAACAAAGAAGCTAATAATAGCTACAATACCGGAGACGATACCAATTAAGGTGGCGATACCAAGCAGGATAAAACGGGAACGCTTTAATAGCTTCCGACGGCCATACCCACCCTTCACTATCATAATTCGGCCATTCGATGTAAGTTTGTACCCATGCTTATTTTCAACAATGTAGCCATCTGAAATAAGTTTTTCAATGGCAATGGTCATTAACTGATTTGTATAATCATCGGAAGGAACATTCCAAATATCTTTATAGCTATAAAAATCCTTGTGCTCGAATAAATTCAATGTTGCATCGAGCATAGTTAGCATTAACGCAATTTTTCTTTGTGAATTAATGTTTGTCATTTTTTTATTCCGGATAAATTATTGCGGACTATACGTGCACACCCCTAACTACGCGGAGCGGCGTTTGGTTTTAATGGCTTCGGGGGGGCAATCTACAAGGTTGCGCAAAAAATCTATTTCTTTCTGGTAGTGCTCAATAGAATCTTCTAACTGGGCTATGCGCTTGTCTTTTTCTGCGCATAGCGGGCAGGTTGCTTCATTTATAATAGTAGCAACAGGCGCCAGTACCGGGGCGGCTGCTGACTGGCCCTTTAACATGCTGCCATGACCGGTTACAAGCCATTCTGGACTCACATCGTTATATATGGCCAATATATTTGCTATTGCATCTGAATTTAACGGTGTGGTTTTGGCTTTTCCTTTAAAAGAGCCATATGTCATGCCTACTTTTTCAAAGAATTTTTCTTTTGCATCCCCTTTTTGTTCAACAAGATGCAATATTCTTTCCTTTATATTAGTCAATTTATTTTCCATTTATTTGGATAATAGCAAAAATATTTTCTATATTTGCGAAGAGTTAAATATTAACAGCGTATAAAGGTACGGAAAAATGAAGGACAAAAACAATAGGATTATTACCGAACATGGCACGGTAAACAAACTGGCCAAAACATTCAGGGTAAGCACCGCGGTTGTGAGCATGGCATTAAACGGGAAGCGCGAAAGCGACCTGTGCCGCAAGATACGCCACACGGCCATTACCCAGTACGGCGGGCGCGAGTACGCCCCGGTAAACACCGGCGAAAACAACAACCAATAACATTCAACAGGTATGAAAACAAGCATTTTGCAGTGGAACGGCGCCGCACCAGTACGGGTGCAGGTGATCAAGGGCGAACCGTGGTTCGTGGCAAAGGACGTGTGTGAGATTTTGCAGATAAAACGGCACAGGGATGCAGTGGATGGACTTGAAGAAAGCGAAAGGGGGCGGTTAGTAGTAGACACCCTTGGCGGAAAGCAAGAAACAGTGGCAGTTAACGAGAGCGGGCTATACAGTTTGGTATTCCAGAGCCGCAAGCCCGAGGCGGTGAAGTTCCGCAGGTGGGTAACGGGCGAGGTGCTGCCTGCCCTGCGCAAGTACGGCCAGTATGCCGTGCCGGGCAGCCGCGAGGCCGCCAAACTGGAGGAGCGTTACCAGCAGCGCGAGCGCGCCGGGTGGCTAAAGGAGCTGCGCGCCGAGCTAACGGCCACCGACCTGGGGCTGATTGACCACCGCATGAAGCTGCCCCGTGGCAGCGCATCGCGGGTGCTTAACGGCTGGGCCACCGACACGGCCATAGAGCGCGAACTGGTAACGGCAGCCGCGGCCAACGCCCGCACGCGCCGCCTGCTTGCCGATGTTGACTTCCGCCGTGGCATTACCGCCATACTGCAAGGCCGAGAAAGCGATTTAACGATTAATAACCAATAAAATTACTGCTATGGAAACAATACAGCTTACAGTTGGCCAAAGGGCCGAGGGTTTTATAAGGGCTAAGAGGGAAACGGGTATAACCGGATGTGCTTCTGCAACTGGTGAAGCACCTGGTAAGGAGAACCATGAGGAAGGCGATGTTGAAACACGCTGTTTATCAAAATTTGAAAATCTGCACGAGAGATTCCTGACATGCCTGTTGAGCGGAAATACACAAGGTCTGTTTGAGAGCCTTCGGGAATTGTACCAGATTCGAAATCGGATTTGCACAATAACTGGCTGCGGCACTCTGCCACGTAGTCGATTCCTTGAAGAAATGCAATGCTTTGCATTAAGTCGAGGATTGGTTTTCGATAGTAAGTTGCAGCGGATGTTCCGTAGTAAACTACAACAAAATTAACCTGCCAACTTCGTTTTGGCTTGCCTGGTGAGGCATTTTCCTTTCTTCTCATAGCATTCATTTTTTAGTTGAACTCCAAAATTAACATTTTTTACCCATGTCTGACATTTTTGAATACATAGGCGACACACTTGCAATGAAAGCTGAACCGCTTTACGAGGAGCTTGCATTGATTTCATACGACAATTACAAATGGAAGTGTCGTACAAGCGAAATCAAAAAGATTGTAAGGGGTGGCCGAGGCCGTCAGGCATGGGTTGAGTATGCGAGCCTTGAAAAATGTGGGTTGGCTAAGCTGGTAGAGGCCGCGTTGGGTTTTAAACCCCGCGAAATTTACGCTTACAACCCACTTGCAAGCGTTATAGAAATTGACTACAAGGCCGCCGATTGGTTTGCCGATTACCGATATGGAGAAGAAGGAAATATAAGCTTACAACCCGAGGTGCAGGCCGAATATACCCACAACGCCAGCGTGCTTAACGCGGTTTGGAAGGTTGCCAACGCCAGGCGAGCCATGCGTGCGCGTATGGCCGGTGGTAATGGCATTGGAACCATACTCGCCGAGCTATATGCCGATGTACAACGACTGGACCCACGTGTGTGGAAACACAGCCTTAAATATAAAAACGCCAGAAGCTTTGAGCGGGTGTGCAAAACCTACAAAGATGAAAGCTACTACAGCCTTATCCATAAAAACTACGGCAACAAAGCTGCCCTAAAGGTTAACGAATACATTGAACGGGTATTGCTTGGTATATTTTGCATGGATACCAAGCCATACGGCTCGGGCGTATTGGATATTTACCTTATGTTTTTGGCCGGAAAACAAATGTTACTGGATGCTGAAACCGGCGAAATATTAAACCCTGCTGAATGCTGCGATAAAGAAGGAAACCCCATTATCATTACCGAAGCAACTGTTAATAATTGGGTAAGACACAAGTGGGAGAACATGAACGTGGCCACCAAAAAACGCAACACCGAACTGTATTGGGCAGTTAAGAACCGACCGCTTGCCATGCGCCACGCCCCGTACCACTCGCTAAGCAAGCTTACCATGGACGATATAGCAGTACCTTTTAAAAGGCCAGACGGGAGCCGTATTTGGGCTTACCAGATTTTCGACACGCAAAGCACCGCCGTGGTTGGCCGCGCTTATGCCGCCGATAAGGAGGCCAACCTGTTGGTTGACGCGCTAAAAGATTTTATGTACCTGTGCGTGGCCAACGGATGGGGAATACCCGGGCAAATTGAATGCGAGCAGCACCTTGCCAATACCATGACGGGGAAAGATACCGACGATGGGCAGTTTGAAGTTGATTTGCTTACAGCCGGTGTGCTGTTCAGCCATGTTACCTTTTGCCGTGGCGGCTGGCCGGTTGGCAAACGAGCCGAGGGTTTTATAAAACAAAAGAAATACGACCACCAAAGCAAGCGCCAGGGCTTTTTGCGCCGCCCGTTTGCCCGCATGGAAGCAAACCTGTTGAACACCGACAAAAACCCCAAACGCTACACCATTAAAGAGATTATTGCCAACGAGGAATCCGATATTAACGATTACAACAACTCGCTGCACCCCGACCAGGACAATTTCCCGGGCATGACCCGCTGGCAAGTACTAACCGAAAACATTAACCCAGGCTTACCACAACCACAGCTGCCAGTACTGGCCTACCATATTGGCGAATGCCGCCAGGAATGCAAGATACACAACAGCCAGTGGGTTGAAGTTGCCACACGCAAATGGCAGCTGCCAAGCCCTACGGTTATGCGCCAGCTTACAGGCACAACGGTTCAGGCTTATTGGTTCCCGATAGGCGATGTGGGCGAAATATACCTATACCAAAACAAGCGCTACATATGTACTTGCAAGCCAATTGAACGCTTTAACGAGGCGGTTGTTGAGCGCACCGATGATGACGAGCGCATAATGACAGACCAATTCAAATACATTGCCCAGTTTATGAAAATGACCCGGGATTACGAAAAGGAGACAGTACCAAAGATTAAGCTATTGCCAGTTGAAGAAATGGCAACGGCCATGGTTGGTAAAACAAGTACAACGGCCATAAACGGCGAATACAACGAGCCCGACCTTGCCGCAATTGAACACGAGTATGGCAAGGCACAGCGCAAAGCTGAGCGCAAGGCACAGCGAGAAACCGACAGGGAGAAAGAACGCATACGCAAGCTGCACATGGAATACATTGAAAACAACGTGAACCTTGCTGATTACGATTGATAACCAATAAAAAAGACAATATGAACAAGCAAACAAAGCTGGCTATAGCCCAGGAGGCCGCCAAATACATGGGCGACCACAAAATAAGCGGTAAAGCCCTCTCGAAAATGAGCGGTGTAAGTGACGGATACCTTAACCGCATGGTTGCCGGGCAAACAGAGTACGACAACGGTGCCGAGATAAGCACGGTACAATGGAGCAAGCTTGCCAGGGCCATTGATTTTGATATAGATAAAACTGTATGGCCAAAACGCGACACCGCCCAGTTTAAAGCCGCTATTTTAAAGTTTGAAGCCTCGAAGCGAATGAACGTGAAAGGCATGATAATAGGTGAAAGTGGATGCGGTAAAACCTACACCTTCGAGCGTTTCAAAAGCCGCCACCCCCGAAATACTGTGGCGCTTACTTTAAGCGTGGTGCATACGGTTAGTTCGGTTATTGATGAACTTTTCGACCTTGTGGGCTGCAAAACCCAAACGGGACGCAATGGCAAGCCCGTAAAGGGAAGCAAAGCTGCACGGTTGAAAGCAATAGCCACGCGCATACGCACCACCGACACCAGCGACAGCAACATGGTTCTGATTTTCGACGAGGCCGAGAACGGTAGCGTGCCGGTATTAAGAACCATTAAGGCGCTATACGACCTTGTGCGCGACTGCTGTAGTATTCTCCTTATTGGCACCGGGCAGCTTGAGCGCAATTTGGAACGAATGAAACGCAAGGACGAGACCGGGATACCCCAGTTTGTTAGCCGCTTCAAAGCCAATACAGTGAAGCTCGAACCCATTGAACGCATAGGCAACAATGGCGACAACCTGACCTTTGCCGAATTCCTTACCGATATAAAAGACGAGGGGCTTAAGGCACGTTTAAGAGGGCTTTGCGAGGACTACAGGCAACTGCACGATTACCTTTTGCCCATGATGGAACGCAGCCAAGCCACAGGGGAACCTTTAACAGAAACGATGTTCAACGCCATGTTTGGCAATATTGAATAGCGGTGCATGACAGCTAAAACGACCGACCGCACGCCACGGCTTATGAGTGGCAACGAGTTCTTAAGGAAGAAATTCCAAATAATTGAGTTTGACGGTGTATGGGGCGATGTTATAGGCAACCCAGCACTTAGTGGTATGTGGACCATGTGGGGAAATTCAGGTAATGGCAAAACTGCCGGGGCCCTACAACTGGCCCTGTACTTAAGCAAGTTCAAAAAAGTAATGTATTGGAGCAAGGAGGAGGAGGCATCGGCAACACTACAGATGGCCCTCAGACGATCGGGAGCTACGGAAAAAGAATTGGGGCGGATACTGATACCGTCAAAAGACTACAATGTAGATCACCTGAGGATTGACTTAAGGCAGCCAAAGAGCGCAGGCGTAGTATTTTTCGATTCGCTTCAAGTGTTTCAAAAAATATACTCCTCACAATTCTACTTAGACCTAAAAGAGGAATTTTCATCAGAAAAGCTCTTTGTTTTTGTGAGCCAGGCCGAAGGAGAAAACCCAAAGGGTACAATTGGCGATGACGCAAAATACATGAGCGATGTGAAGATGCACGTAAAAGGTTTCCGCATTACCAACCAGGGCCGTATAGAGGGGGCTAAACAAGGCGCATATTATACAGTATGGGAGGAAGGAGCCGCAAAATATTGGGGATCGAAACAATAACAATTAAGGCAATGACAAGATCGGAATTAAAACAAACCAACTACTGGTACGAAAGCGGTATTGATTTTATAGAGGGGCTAAGGCACCGGAGCAAGGAATATGGGTTTTTTAAATCGCAATTCGGGCGGATGATTGCCACCGGCGCTTTCGATTCGTTTACCCCCAGGGCGCTGATCGACGGGCTGAAGGTTAGCCCGGCTTTCTGGGCATGGTGGGTGGATGCGGCAAAAGACAGGGCCAACGGGTTGCTGATACCCGACAGTGTATTACTATCGATAATTGACAAACAACAAAACTATGGGAGACACAACGAGACTGGAAAAAGCGCAGTTGCACGCGCTGCTGGAAACAAGGTTAAAACAGTTGCGGGGTAAACAAATGGAGCTTGAACAATTGCTCGGGCAGTGCTACAATGCCGAAGCCTACCGCGAACTTAGCCTGGTAAACTACAAAATTGAATGCACCGAGCAACGCCTGACCGGGCAGCCCGCCGATTGTGTTGAAACCCTTTATTTAAACGACTTACGAAGATGATAATACAATTGCACTTTACCGACGTAGAATTAAGCCAATGGCTCGCGCGTGAGGGTTTCCAAACAGAGATGCGCGATGTTACCGAGTGGCGCAGCGCCTACCACAACCGCTGCGAGCAAAACACAGTTAGCCGCCTGCACGTGCTGGTGGATGGGCGCTGGGAACCGGCACAGGCTTTTGCCGAGGCTATTTTGAAAAAGAAATTAACAACCATTTAAATAGTATCAGAATGAACGAGAAAATTGACATCAGCAAGCTTAGCCCGGAACAGCTGGCCGAGCTTACAAAACAGATCAGGGAAAAAGAAAAGGCCGAAAAAGCCGCAAAATTGCAGATGCAAAACGACTATGAGCAACTTAAAGAGGTGCAGGTGCGCGAAACATTTGGCGCCCTGCAGAAGCTTAGCGCCAACCTGGAGCGCGAAAAGAACGACGTGTTTGCCCAGTTTGGCAGTTTACTGAAAATGAAACAGGAGCTTTACGGGCTTAGCGATGCACAAATGGGCGACCAGCAAAGCCACACCTTCACCAGCGCCGACGGCCAGGTTTCGATCATCATTGGGTCGAACGTGATTGACCGTTGGAGCGACGATATCAATACCGGGATCATGAAGATCAACAACTGGTTGGATAAGCTTGTATTTGACGAAAACAGCAAACAAATGGTTGCCATAATCCGCGACCTTCTTAAACCTAACAAGGACGGTGTATTGAAGGCCAACCGGGTTCTTGAGCTCTCGAAAAGGGCCAACGAAATAGGCGACCAGGAACTGATTACAGCCGTTGACTTCATTCGCGATTGCTACAGGCCATCGAAAACAAGCACCTACGTAAAGGCTAAATACCTGGACGAAAACAAGCAAACCCAATGGCTTGCCCTTAGCATGAGCGCGGTATGAAATGGTTAATTCAAATAGCTGTTTTAACGATAGTTATAACCTGTATTGGGGTGCTGGCGCTTATGGTGTTCGTGTACTCGTGTAAGGTTAAAAAACCCTTCGCCCCCGCTCCATTCGACTCCGCTCAGGGAACGGTTGTGGATTTTGGGGATGATGATGAGGAGGATGAAATGTGGTGGCCTAAAGGGTTTGCCGAAGAAGTTGGAGAAATTGATTAGTTGATAGATTGGTTTTTTACAGAAAAGGAAGGAGAGGCAGGCCGACGGGGCGATAAACCGGGTTCGATTCCCGGCTGCCAACAACCCAACCACAAAGAATCCAGAAATGGGCGCCCAGGCAGGCGCAGGAACTCAAGGTTAGCCTGAAGGACCTTGATCGATCAGCAACAATAAACCCCGGGTGCGGAGCTGGTTTAAAGGAGTTTCCCGGGGAATTGGCCAAAAAGCTCTGTGGGCAGAGCGGCAGTGTGTTTAACACGCAGGTTCCGGGTTCGATTCCCGGTTTGGCCACAAAGCGGTAAGAAACGTAGGCAATGACACGCACGGCAGTCCTGTAGAAAAATCGATCAATGTGCAGGAAAATGCGAACGATGCCGGGGAGTTACCTCACGGTGCGTAGGTAAGTTCAAAACTCCCCCCGCTTTTTTAAAGCAAAAAAAACGACTAAAATGAACGAAATCACTAAGGAGCAAATGCTAAGCTACATCGAATCGAGAGCTAAAATAGCAAAGGACCACATTGAATGGTACAAGTCTGTTTCGAAGGAAGGCGACTATATGTATTACGAGTACGATATGTTAATTGCAATCAAAAATAAAATTGAAGAATCATGAACACATTTTTTGAATGCCGGGTCAAGGCAATGAAAATTGACCAAAACGGAGTTGAACGCAAAGTTTCAGACGCTTACCTGATTGACGCGGTAAGCTACACCGATGCAGAGGCAAGGATTACAGAGAAAATGAGAGAGCTTATTCGTGGTGATTTTTCGGTAGCTTCAATCAAGCAATCGAACATTACCGATATTCTGCCTGGTGAAGGGGAGTTTTTTTGGAAAGCAAAAATTAGCTTTGTTACCATTGACGAACAGCTTGGGCGCGAAAAAAAGGCGAACCAGTACCTGCTGGTAAGCGCCGACTGCCTAGACGATGCGGTTGTTTCTATCCATAATGGGTTAGATTATATGCTTGCGCCTTACTGCCTTGAACAGGTATTGCTCAGTACTATTATCGATGTTTTTCCATTTAACTAAATATAACTACAATGAGTGATAAAGAAGTAAAGCAGTATGTTGTAAGGGTGCGCGTAAGCCCTAAGATTAAACAACAGGGCAATCAAACAATTAGATACAAACCAATAACATATAATGGGGTTGTATTGGTTAATTCGAGAAAAGAAATTGAGCCTCTTATAATAGGGAATTTGATTAAATTCTTACGCCCATTAGACGAACCATCTTCCACCCACCCTATAATTACTGCTGACGAAATAAAGATAGTTAAAGCAGAGCGGTGTAGTGATTTCTTTTTCAGAAAAGAAAACCAGGTGCTATGACAGCATTTACCGAAAAAGTAGCCGAAATGCGCCGGCTGCAGAAGAAGTATTTCAGCGAGCGCAGCGGCATAGTATTGCAGCAATGCAAGAAGGCCGAGAAAGAAGTTGACCTTGAGCTTGCGCGCATGGCGCAGGCCAGGGCAACAGAGCAACAAACCATTAATTTTTAACAATATGATACTATCATTTAGAAACCAGTTTCCCAGCGGGGAATATACCGAATTCCCCGCAAAAATTTGGGCAGGCATAAAAAGGCATTACGAATATGGTATTGAGTATTTAATGCCTGAATTGCCTCCTCACTATGCCCCACATGCCTCGTGTATTGAGAGGTACTACGAGAATCAATTTGCCGAACGGTTTGCGCAAGTATGGACAGGCTGGGGACCCGTACAACCCAAGTTGCACACAATAAGAGAGGATAAACAAGGCCGATGGAAACCTGGCATGATGATACACCCTGTTTTATTCAACAGGTCGAAAAACCAGTTTCAATTTGCCCCTGTGCTTATCTGCAAGGGTGTACAGCGCATATTTATGACACCCTCGCGCCTTGATGGCTTTTTCGAGGTAACTGTTGGCAATACTGAACTTACCCCTATACAAATACACGGATTAGCGCTTAACGATGGTTTTGATACAGCATCTGAAATGGAGCGCTATTTTTTCCCTGACCGTACAGAACACACAGAATGGAGCGGCTGGATCATTCATTGGTCGAACCTTAAATACTGATTAAATAATGATTATAGCAATTGATTTTGACGGAACCATTGTCGAGGACAATTACCCGCAGATAGGCCCGATTATATATGTGACTGATAAACTACTTAAAATTGATTTGTATGCTTAATAAATCAGAGTACAACCGCGTAAGGCACACCGTGTGCAAGGCAATGAATGTGAGCGAGGCCGAGTACGACAGCACGTGCAAGCGCGATACCGTGGCCCGTGCCCGCCAGGTGGCATGGTATGCCATAAGGTTTTACCGACCCAATATCTCGTTTGAAGCCATTGGCCGTATGTTTGGCAAAGATGGCGGCACAATTTGGAAGGCTTGTACCATTACCGTGCCCAATGAAATGGAAACCAACCCGCACACCATGGCCGATTACACCGAAATTATTAAAGACCTTGCCTGGCTTTCGAAGGAGACAAACAGCGACCGTGCCCGCAACAAGGTGGCCATTGTGGGCGACCTTCGCCGCCAGGCGCAACGGCTATGCAGTGGCAACGCGGCATACATTAAAGGCACCTTGCTGCAAATAGCGGCAAATATTGAGGTATTGCTATGATAGAGTATAAAGGTAAAGAGCCCTGCCAGGGCTGTGGAAAAACAGGCATAGAAATGCCCCGCACTGACAAGAATAAGCTCTGCAAAAAGTGTGTAGATCAGTTACAAATTGGCCGTATTGCTGAGTTTGAACAAAATGAACAATATATATTAGTGTTTCAACACTTCTATGCTTACAGGCCAGATGTGTTGAACAATATAGTACATGATGTTCTTAGATCAGTAAGCAACCCTAATGTTAAACGCGCAAATGGTCATTTCAATATTAAATATGCAACTGGCAACAACGGAATTTATTATCGAATCCCGGAGCGATTCTATGAAGTTATAATAAAGCTTATGACCGAGCTACAGACCAGGTACAATGAACTTTCAGAAAGGGAAAAGCAGATACCCATTATCGTTTCGGCTGAAATTGAAAAAGAGCGTAACGAAATATACAACGCTGGCGTAGCCAAAGGCCGCGACCTGCTATTCCAGCTGAATACCGGCGGCATTACAATGGATGACTTTAATGAAAAACTAATTTATACAAAAAAATGAATGCTATGACTGAACAAGCCTTTATATCAACTGAACAACACCGGGCTTTGATGGCTGCCTTGGGCAAAGCGAAGGTTGCCGATTGGCTAAGGCATAGGCTGGTGTTCGGGCTAACCCAGGGGCGTACCGCAAGCAGCCGCGAGCTTACCGAAAAAGAATGGCGCGACCTGATGTGGAAGTTTGCCAACGACCCCATTGCCCGCAACAACCCCAGAGCGCTGGCCGAGGCACTTCTGCGCGAAGCTTTAAGGCAAAAACGCGCCACTGTATTGGCCATTGCCGGGCGGGTGGGCTTCTTCCCGGAAAACAGCAGCAACTTCGACTACTTTAACGCCTGGATGCTTAAAAACAGCGTGCTAAAAAAAGAGCTTTGGAATTACCGGGTAGATGAACTTGATGACCTTATGAGGCAGTTCAGGGGCATTGAGGCCAACTTTGAGAAAAGTGCAAAAGAGCCGGGAACTAAGGCCTGGCATATAAAAAATAAAATACCATTTAATTCAGCTAACTAGGATGAAACAAAAAGAACAATTTCTAGAAAAATTAACCAATTTAATAAACCAATAAATTTTACTTTATTTCTCATTATTTCACGATCAAGCTCCAGCCAGTAGGCGGGGTTTTTTTTGTTTGAATTTTATCTTTTTTTTTACTAATTTGTATAAGGATATAAATTTGAGCAGGAGTTGTTAACAACTTATACAGAAAATTGTAACTTTAGCCCCATTATAAAAAAATATAAAAGCCAATACTATGCTCGACCAGGAGTTTCAATATTACATTGACCATCAGGAAGAACTTGTAAACAAGTATAATGGTAAGGTTTTGGTTATAATTGGCGAAAATGTCGCAGGTGTTTATAATACAGAAATTGAAGCTTATTTAGATTGTATTAAGAAACATGAACTTGGAACATTCCTAATCCAACAATGTTCGCCAGGCAAAGAATCGTACACCCAAACATTTCATACCAGAGCTATATTCGCTTAAAATAATGGTTAAAATACACGCGCTCACCAATTATTATAAGGGTATTACCAATGTTATCATAACCGATACCGAAGTAAAAAACATTTTTACCGGAAAAACAATACCAACTAAGGCTATTTGGGATACCGGAGCAATGAACACTGTTGTTACAGAAAAAATGGCTTATGACTTAGGATTAATTTCAATTGGCAAGGCTAATGTAACAGGAGTCCATGGACAAAAAATTGTAAACCGATATATTGTTAATGTTACTTTAAATAATAAAAGTATTTCCCTTGATGTACCGGTCACTGAATGCTCTGCGCTTTCTTCCGACGAATCAATAGGTGTACTTATTGGCATGGATGTAATTACAAGGGGCGATTTTGCAATTACAAATTTTTCGGGTAACACTGTAATGACATTTAGAGTACCTTCTATTCAAAAAATTGATTTTGTACAAGGTATTAATCATTCAAATCCCATTATAAAAGATAAGATTCCTAGCAGAAATGACCCGTGTAATTGTGGAAGTGGTAAAAAATATAAACATTGTTGCGGAAATAAATAATAGCCCTGCCGGTCTGGCCGGGCTTTTTTATGCTTGACAGGTAAGGATATTGCTGTTACTTTTGTTGAAAACCACACGTCAATGGCTTACAACCGCAAGAACCTGCTTACGCTAATAGTCGACATCCAGAACCTTACCTGGAAACAAACCGAAAAAGGGGTAACACAGGAGCATGTGTACAAAACCATTGTGTGGCCTACTTACCGCATTAGCCGCCGCACCTATTACAGTTACCTAAGGGAGCCTGCCAAGGCCGATTTAAAGAAATTGCAGGCGGTTGAAAAAATGCAAACAACTTTGTTTTAATTAAACCCCGTTCTACGGTAATTCTTCAGGGAAAACAATTACCGTATTGGGCGTATAAACCCTCAATTCTAAGTCATTTTCGGCTAGTTGTGGCGTTGGTTTCACGTATACCGGGCGTGCGCTGCTTTCGGTAATGTCGCACCTGAAAACGTGGGTGAAAGCCTGTATCTCGTCGTAGCGTTTCATGCGCTGGGTATCGGTGCGGATTAGTCCGGTAAAGGGTATTCCCTGTATTTCCACTTCTTCGCCTTCATGGTCGACGCCTTCAATTATTTCGCCACCCTTAAAGCCTGTAAGGACGGTAAAGACGTCAAGGACGGGCTGCATCATGGCCGGGTATTTCCACAATTCGGGCGAGGTTTGCGCGGTGTTGAATATCGTTGGCCGTATGGCCACGGTAACGGCTATTACCAGGCTGCCTTTTTGAACCTTCTGCCCATTTTCTGTCCATTTGGCGCTTTCAATTGAAACCAGCACAGAGGGGTAATCCATTGGAGCGGCCTGCCCGGGGTCGGCTAATTGCCCGTAGTCGTAGTCGATTGTTCGCAGGGTTGTTACTTTGCTTCGCAGCCGGTTCGCTATTTGCGGGTAGATTGTGAACACGATTGTATTTATTATTTATGATTGATTATTTATTATTTAAAATCAGCTATTTAGTATTTGGGTGATGTCGCGTTCGATACGTTCATCGAGTTTATCGATCAGCTCCTGGGAATGCCCAATAAATTGGCGTTGTGGGATGTTGCTGCCAGGGTGGTTTACCTTGCGACGGAAAAGGTCGCCTTTTGACGTGCCGAATTTTAAGGCCCTGCCACGGCGGGCGCGTATCTCGTGGGCTTTTGTTTTGCCGCCACGGTTGTGTATTTGTGCATACGGAACATCGGAGCCAAACAAAACCTTGCCCCCGCTGGTTTGGTACTCCAGGGAGTTTTCGAGTTCGCGTGTTTCGCCGGTAAGAATGCGTCGCCCGGTGTTGGTTTTGCGCTCGGGCCATGGCTGCACACCATTGTTAACAAAGCCTTGCTCGTTGAAGTTTTCGCGAAAATGGTCGACACCCATTTTGCCAATGATGCGCGGGGCCTTGCCGCGCATGTAGTTGCCCAGGGCGGCAGAGTGCCGCTGCAGGTCGGGTGCCAGTTGCCGGATATCTTTAGCCATAGAAAAAAGTCATTCGTTATTAGTCATTAGAAAAAAAGTTGTACATTTGTATCGGTTTGGGGTGGGAAACTGTCCTGAACCCCGCCTAAGGGATGCTTTGCATCCCTTTTGTATTTTTATCCCATTTGTATAGCTTATTGCTATTAAAGATATAGACATCATCGATAGTCCAACACCGTTGCAGTCGATCAGATATTGCATCTTCAACACCTTTAAAATCTTCATTTAAATCCAATACCACATCGCATCTTGTTTTCAGGTTTTTGCACTTATCATGCGCATCCCTAAGACCATTGTCTATTGACGTTTTTGAGCTGCATCCCTTTAGCTCTGTTTTTATATTGCATACAATTGAATCTATGCTTCGAACCCCATGCTCATTTGATCTTTTGAGCAGTTCAACCAATTTGCCGCGTTTTATCAACTTTTCTGATGTTTTCAGATTACCCTTAAACTCATCGTCTTTTGTAATGCCCTTATCGTACGAAAAGACACAGCCGTTTGTTTTAGGATCGAATTTGAATAGTGTTAGTTCGCTTCTGTCGATCCCGTAAATTTGTTCAATATTACTTTTCAGTATTGCCTCGGCTTGTTTTTTCCCGTCTACAATATGCGGGTGCGAAGGGCTGATCAGTGCACCATCGGCACCGGGGTTATTATCCAATCCGGGTTCGGGTGGTGGCATTGTATGTGGCTTTTGTGTCACACCCTTATCTGTGGTTTTCCAGCCACACTGGCAACCCCAGTCGGATGGTGGCAATATGGTAGCCCATACAGGATCGTCGATGGGGCGTATCATGCCGTAGTATGGCCGGTGCACATCGCGTGGCTCTTTGGCCGTTGATGCCAGGTATTCGATATTTGGGAAAAGGTCGGAATCCTCGATGGCTTTTGCCCAGTTCTTAGCGCTGCGGGCTGCTTTTTTGGCCGTGTTCCACTCGGCCTTGAGGTGGTTGATGTTATAATCCTTAATGGTTCCCTGTACCTCGGCGGCAAAATCGGTGAAGGTTTTGGCCTTTGAGGCCGCCATAAGGTTTTCCAGCGTTTGGGTTTGCGCCTTTGATTTGAAGGCAGCGAACACGCCGTTTTGGTACACCAGTTGGTTTTGCAGGGGCTTGAGTGAAGGGGAGCCACCAAGGGCTACCCGTACAGCGTCGTTTAATTTGTCGGTAGTGATTTGCCAGAATTCCCCGGGGAATTCGCCATTATATTGGCCGGTATAAATTTTGCGCAATGCCTTTTCGCACAGGCTTTCGATGTTGGTGATTTCTTCGGGGGAGAATGCATCGACAAGCTCAGCGACCGTTCCGGAGCAACATGTGCAATTGTAGTGGCTGTACAGCGTTGTAACAGCCCTGACAGGGGTTAGAACCCTGTCAGGGCTTAGTCGAAAAAATTGAACAGGTTGCGACCCCTATCCGGCCTTCGGCCACCTTTCCCCTGAAGGGGAATGGAGTCGCCATGGTCGAACATTTGCGCGGTATTTGAGGGCGTGGATTTGAATTTTGCGCCACCTTTGGGTACGGTAATGCCATATTTTTCGTAAAAATACTCGGGTTCCATTTCGACAATGCCATTTAATTCCTTATCGATGACAATGCGGTCTTTCAGGGGCATGTTGTCGCTTTCGAGAATGGTAAATTTCCCATCTGCCGGGTTGTAACCGTGTATTTCAAGCAGTTTCCAAAATTCGGAATTCAGGATCCGGAGTACAAATTTTTTGTCGGCGTTAAAAATGCCTTTCTCGCTATCCTGGTGAACCTCGCCCTTGTAATTGCCGCCCTGGGCGTCGGTGGTCATGGTGTTACCCAGGATGATTTTACTCATCTCGTTGTTCAAAAAATCGGCAAACGATTCGTGTACCCCTTTCCCCGATGTAGAGGTGGTGTTTTGCACGAAGTCGATATCGCAGGTGTCGGGCATAACAATGGAGTTTGCGCTACCGGCTTCATTCATGGCATCCTCCAGCTCGCGTTTCGACTGATCGTCGCCCAGTGGGAATTTACCTTTCCTGAGGGGCGATCCGAACACCTCGGCAAAGGTGGCCCAATCGCCAATGTCGCCCCGTTTCCACAGCACATAAGGTGCACATTTGAGCAATAAGCCCATATCGTCGGCGCGGCCAGCTGTGAGCACATAATTGCTTAATGGCGGCTGGGTGTAATCGATGCCCGAGTTAAGCGAATCGCCCGACTTGTGTTTATAAATGTTCCGGGATGGTTCTACATGGCGCCGGTCGACAAGTTTTACGCTTGGTTTGTTGGCCCCAGGCTGGGTAATATCGACCCAGTTAAGCGAAAAACCGAACAGGCGGCTTTCGACAATTGTGCGTAATAAATATTCGAAGGCCTCGGTTTCGAGCAAATCGGTAATCAACACGTTTTCTTTGCCCGTACCTGTTTGCCAAACCATTGGCAGGTTGGTAATGTTAAGAATCCGTTTTTCGGTAATGGAAGTAAGGTGCCCGTCGAGCATCAGATCGTGATACAGGTCCATTAGTTTCGAGCGGTCGGGATAGTCGGGGTCCTCAGCCGATTTAAGCGCGGTTTTCCACTTGGATACGTCCTTGCCCGTGCGGTCGTACGAGGCTGTTTTCAGTATTATTTCAGGTGCTTTTGATGCCATATATTAACCCCCTGACCCCCTAAAGGGGGGATTTTGGCGGGGCGCCGTTTTAGATGTAATTTTCTCTTTTTATGTTGCCGGTGCGCGATATTTGCGAGGTGGGCGTTACGGTTTCGGTTTGGCCGAAAAGTTTGGCGCCTTCGAGAATGAATTGCCCTTTTTGGATACGCAATAGCAGCGCAATGGCATCTTCGTACTCGACCCTTGCCAACTCGTTCATTTTATTGCAAACCTTATACAGCTTGTATATTGCAATGGTACGGGCAATAGCAAGGATGGTAAGGTTACGTGATTCGACAGGCTCACCAACCGGTTCACCTTCAGGAGCGGGTGCCGCAAATAATGCAGCCGTATCGTAGCGGGCGCACACGTAGCCATTGATTTCGGCCACGGCTTCGGCGCAGGCAGTGGTTATTTTTTCGTCGCTCGACCGCGTTAACCCGGAAAGTATTTCGCTGTATATGTCCTGCGACAGGTCGGATTTTGAGATGAATGCCATATTATTAGTCAATAGTCATTAGTCAATAGTCATTAGATGCGGTTATTGCGTCTGGCGCGAACGGTTTTTACTTCGTTGCGCCGCTCACCCTCGTACCTTACGAATTTCGAAAGGTACTCTACTGCTTGTTGGTCGGCATCGGGGCTATCGTCGTGGGTGTTGTACCCGGGTTCGATGCCCTTTTGCTGATTTATGCCCTCAGTCATATCGTTGTTTGCAAATTCTGCATCGTCGTAATAGATGCGCGAATTCTGGTAATAGGGGTGCTGGCTCATGAGCCTGTCGAACTTTTTGAGCCTTGGTTTAGGGGAAATCACGATATTCAGGGACTTCTTAAACTCTCGTTCAACCTTTTTTAAAGCTTGTTTAAGCGGGTCGTTCCAGAACTGTTCCTCGACCCGCCAATGAACCATTACCGTGGGGGGGAGCGTTTCCTGGTAGTGATACATGAAGCGTATGGCATCGGCCATTTTGCACTGGCGCACGAAGGCCTTAAGGCACCAGAAATTGAGGCCGTGGAGCCCCCAAACCTTTACGGCGTTATAGTCGTTTGCCCCGGAATACGCTACGTCCCAAAACCCTACGATGTGGCGGAACTGGTCGAAGCGTGGGCGTTTGCCCCACTGGAACAGCTCGTCGGTAAATACTTTTCCTTTAACCAGCTTTTTATGGTTGTACTCGGCATGGCAGCTAATGGCACCGTCCTCGTTTTCCATTACCCGGTAGTAATTATTGTCGTACTTTTCAGGCCATGCGGGTTTGTATGTTACTTCATCGTAGGCTTCAACCACGTCCAAGTCCCAATTGGGGTGTTTCTTCTCGAGCTGGTTTTGAATAGAACGTGGCCAGGGGTCGTTGTTCGGGTGCAGGTATCGACGGGTATCGCCGTCCATACACTTCAACAGTGAGCCTTCGATCCAGGTAACGATTTCATCCTGTCGTTTCGGGTTTTTAGCGGTGTCTTTATCCTCCAAGTCGTCGCAGCTGATGTAGTTCGGGCGTATTGGGCCTTTTCGCAACCCCCGGCAATCCTGACCAACACCGATAGCCTGACCAATGAACCTTCCGTCCTTTGTTCTGAAATCGCCACTTTCCCAACTTCCGGGATTGAACTGGTCTCCAAAATAATGGATCAGTCGTTGGTTGCCCTGAAACTCGGCGCGTACATCGTCGAGAAGATCGCAGGCTTTATCCTCGTTGTTGCCAACGATCACCTCATAAACGAACTCGCCGTTAACCCAAAGGAAAATTGGGATGATAATATCCACCCAAACCGATTTTGCAAGGCCCCGGCCCCATCGCACCAGGCGGCGGATTGTTTTGTTTTTCAGAACAGCCTTTGCAAGCCTGATCTGGAACCATGAAGCTTTAGCGGTGGCATAGTGTGGGAACAGAAATTCGCAAAGGAATGCCGGGTCTTTTCGCAAGCGTCTGCGAATTTCCTCTTTTTCGGCCTCAGTCTCGAAGGGGTTGATGTAAGTACCCTCTTTTATGTCTTTTAGCCGCTCGAGGTAGCGTTCCTTTGCCTGCTTATCGGCTATGCGCATTACATCGATAGTTTAAGTGAAACGTCGTGAATGTGTTTTTCCTGGAAGTCGAGCGTTTGCATGAACAGCTTAGTGTTGTAGTGTTGAAGTGCTTCGAAAATGGTTTGCATCACTTCGAGATAGGTAGCGAGTGGAATGCGGGCTTCCTTGTTAATGTCCCTAAGCGTTTTGTTCCATTTTGATACAGCATCGTCGAGCTTGCTGATGTTACGGCGTATTTCGTCGACTTCCTCTTTGTTTCCGGCCTTTTCGCTTTCGTGCAGACGGCGGCTCAGTTCGATGCGCTCCTCGGCCAGTCCGGCAATGATGCTTTCGATGTTGCCGATGCGTTGCGTTGGAGAGGTGTTCCGGGCATCGCGTTCGGTTTTCCAGTTGAACTTAGTAACCCAGTCGGATAGTGTTTTTTCACTCACCCCAACCAGATCGGCCACTTCTTTGGCTGTTTTTTTTTGCTCAACGTATAGTATGTGCGCCGTGCGGCGTTCGCGTTCTTTTGCCATTAAAAAAGGTAATTAGTCATTCGTCAATTGGCGAATTTCACAATAACACGCGCCTGGAAAAAGAAATGATGGTAACCTTGCACGGATGTTTGAATGTGTTGCACTAAAGTTTGTTAGGCGGTTTTTTTCGGTGAAAATTTGGGCTTCGAACAAGGCACGAAGCCACTAACAATTTAACAGCACAACATGCCAGCACCGTACTCATTTGTACTCTCGGACGAAAGCTTAAACAGCTACGGGTTCCGGTTCCTTACCGAAGGGATCGATACTTCATTATTTGAGAAAAACCCGATCGCCCTTTGGGTGCACGCCCGCGCTTATGGTTGGAACAAAAACACGGAGCCGCTGCCCATTGGCAAATGGGTCAACATACGTAAGGATGGGAAAAAACTGGTTGCCGACCTTGAATTTGATGAGGATGATGAGTTTGCCGTTAGCCTGATGCGTAAGGTTGATAAGGGCATAATCAACATGGTATCGATAGGGGCCAGGGCCATAACCACCAGCGATGACCCGGCAGTGTTGGTCAAAGGCCAAACAAGGCCTACCGTGGTACAGTCGCTTTTGATGGAATGCTCGTTGGTTGATATAGGCGCCAACCGTAACGCGCTGCGCTTACAGGACGAGTTTGGGCAGGATATTAACCTGAGCGACCGCGACGGGAACCACCTGTTGCCACTTCTTGCAGATATTCAACATTTAAACGATGATATGAAATTTAGCGAACAAATAGCACAAGTATTAAAGCTTTCGGACGGAGCTTCGGAAGCCGAAATCCTGTTGGCTGTTCAGCAATCGGCAGCCAATGCCATTAAGCTTGCTGACCTGCAGGGACAGGTAACTAACCTGACCAACGAAAAAACAGCGTTGGAAGTGAAGTTAAAAGGTTTTGAAGATGCCCAAAAGGCAGCCGACAAAGCCAAACGTGTGGAGCTGGTTGACGGCGCCATTGCCGCCAAAAAGATCACTGCCAGCCAAAAGGAAACTTACTTAAAGTTTGCCGAGGCCGATTTTGAAGGCACCAAGGCAATTCTGGAAGGGATGAAAGGCGTGAGCGAACTGGGTGGTTCGGCAGGCTCACCAGACGGTGGGATGAAGTTGAGCGCGTGGGATGCGCGCCAAAAAGAAATTAACGATAATCTTAAAAACAGGAAGTAATGTCGGACATTATTATTGAAGGCACCGCTTATAGCGGCGAGGTGCTTGAGCAGTTGCTTGTAAGGGCAACCACCTCGAACGAGTTGGTTGAGCGCGGGTTGATTAAACTGGTTCCCAACGTGAGCAAAAAATATACCCTGCCGAGGTTGAAAACCGGCACCATGCTGCAAAAGCGCAAGGAAATGCCTACCGACGAGGATGGCAAAGGCAATTTCACCTACGACGAGAAGTATTTGGAGCCCGTGGAATTCATGGCCTTCACTACTTTCAACCCCCGCGCCTTTGAAAACATTTGGAGGCCCTTCCAACCCAAGGGTGAACTGGTGTTTACCGAGCTGCCCGCGAACGTGCAGAACACGTTGCTTGCCGAGATGGCCAAGGCCGTGGATTTTGAACTGGGCTACCATTTTATCAACGGCGAGGCCGGCGATGACGATGAGCACCTGTTTAACGGTATCATCACGAAGATATTGGCCGATACCGACATTAACGAGGTTGAAAGCCCCGTGGCACTGACTAGCTCGAACATTATTGCCAAGATGCAGCTTGCCCGCCTGGCTTTGCCAAAGAAATACAGGGCTAAAGCAAAAATGCTTATGAGCCCCGAGGATTGGGAAAAATACGACGATGCCTTAACCGCATTGCCCAATAAGGGTGCTGATCCTACATCGACCAATAAGGCGGTATTCAAGGGAATGCCAATCGAAGTATTGAGCGAATGGCCCGAGAATGTGATTGTGTGCACCATTGCCACAAACGACCTTACCTCGAACCTGTGGGCTGGCGTGAACCTGGTGAACGATTTTGACACAATCAAGATCGACAAGGTGACCAACGCCGGCGAGCGTTACTTCTTCAAAATGCTGATGAAGGCCGATACTGAAATTGCATGGGGAGAGCAAGTTTCCGTTTACGACGGACGGACAGCCTAAAAACCCCTAAATCCCCTCCCGCCTACTGCGGGATTTCATGCCGGGGACTTAAGAAACTGCGAAATTGAGAAACTATAAAAATTAACAACTACCCTTAGCCCCCCCTTTAGGGGGTTGGGGGGTAATTCAAAAACAATGAAAAAATTTATTCTATTATTGATGGCCTTCATGTTGCTGATGGCAACCGCGGAAGCCCAAAAACTGGAAAGGGCGACCATGTACGGATCGAAAGGCCTGTACACGCTGTCGCCAACCAACGACTCGGTGACAATAGTGCCCAAATACTCGGCTTCGGCCTATGTATGCCCCGTTGATACCAACCTGTACTTTTTTGTGGATACCACGAGGAGCGTTCCGCTGAACCTTGTATATTTCAAGTTTACCGGCGATGCAAGTAAGCGTTACTTGTACTTTAAAACCGGCTTCGAGGGTGTTCCAACAAAGGATAGTATTGCCGCCAATAAATCGAAAGTTTACGCATTTCTCACAACTACCGCGGGGAAATTCGTGATGATCGGGAAAAGTACCGAATACTGATACAGATACCTTTTTTGCCTTTTTCAGAGACCATAAGCAAAACCGGGGCAATCGCGTT